GTTTGAATAAACCAAGAACCGCACCTAGACAACTTAAAGTTGAATCTGTAAATACCGAAATTAAATTGTTGAGAGAAAAGAACGAAGAGTACAGAAAAGCACTTAATGTTTTCAGAACAAAACTTAATGAGGTTGCAGTGTTTAATTCTAATTTAGCTTACGCAACAAGATTGTTCACAGAACATTCTACAACAAAACAGGAGAAAATCAATATTTTAAGAAGATTTGATTCTGTTGAATCTTTAAAAGAGTCAAAATCTCTTTATAAAACAGTAAAAGAAGAACTTTCATCTCAGTCTACGACTGCAATTGTTAAAGAGTCAATTCAAGAAAAAATTGAAAGAGCTCCACAATCAGGGTCTGCGGCAAGCTTAATTGAGTCAAAAACATATGAAAATCCTCAATTTATGAGAATGAAAGATTTGATGTCAAAAATGAACATCATTAAATAAACTAAAAAAATTAAATAAAATTTAAAATGGGAGCATTATTAGAAAGCGGTCTTGTTGGTAATATTGGGTTAAAACACCTTAAAGTTATCAAAGAAGACACAATCAACAAATGGGACAAATTAGGATTCTTAGAGGGTCTTAAAGGTCACCTAAGAGAGAATGTTGCACAGTTATACGAAAACCAAGCATCATTCTTAATAAACGAAGCATCTGCGACAGATTCATCTGGTTCTTTTGAAACAGTTGTATTTCCTATCGTAAGAAGAGTATTCTCTAAACTTTTAGCTAACGATATCGTATCAGTACAAGCTATGAACTTACCAATCGGTAAATTGTTCTACTTTGTACCACGTATTCAAGGTTTCAGTGGCGGTACCGCTACACGTTCAGGTGAACACTACGCACCAGTAGGTTCTCCAGGAAATTATCCTGGTAATCCTGATGCAGGATATCCTGCGGCAGGTCAAGGATTTGCGAAAAATCTTTATGATTTATTTTATGAAGGTTCTGAACCAAGTTTAGACCCAGCTGGTCTTTTTGATTATTCAAAAGGTCAATGGTCTGCAATCACAGTTAACGCAACTGTAGTTAGCTGGCAGAATGGTGAAATCTTACCAACTGACGATTTTTACGATGGTAAAAACGTTAGAAAAGTATTAATCCAACTTTGTGGATTTAATTCTGACGGTCAAGGTAAACTTATCGGACCTGATGGTAACGAACAAGATACTGAAACATTCCTTTCTGACCTTCACATTATTGCTGATTCAGGATTTGATGTTACAACAGATTGTTTAGATACTGCAACAAATCCATTACCTTTCAGAGTTGTTACTCAGAAATATGGTAAGGGTATTGTTAACTATGGTGCACAAGGTAGTACATCTTGGGCTACAACAGGTAACGGTGGTAAATACAACGATATTTGTACTGCAAATGGTTGTATCATTCTTGAAATTGACCTTCAATGTCCAGTATGTGCAACGTGTGGAGCAGATTCTTTAGATGGTTACACAGGTGGTACAGTTACTGCATTACCAAGTGGTACTTCATTCTTGGCTGTTTACAGACGTTATGAAGAACTTGAGTTTGAAGATAAAATCGGAGAGGTTTCTTTTGACCTTGAATCAGTAACAGTTTCTGTAACTGAAAGAAAGTTAAGAGCACAATGGTCTCCTGAACTTGCTCAAGACGTTGCGGCATTCCACAACATTGACGCTGAGGCTGAATTGACAGCATTGTTGTCAGAGCAGGTTGCGGCTGAAATTGACCGTGAAATCTTACGTGATTTACGTAAAGGAGCAGCTTGGAGTTTAAGATGGGATTATAATGGTTGGAAGAGATTATCTCAAACAACTTCTTATACTCAGAAAGATTGGAACCAAACATTGATTACTGCAATCAATCAGGTTTCTGCTCAAATCCATAAATCTACCTTGAGAGGTGGAGCAAACTGGATTGTTGTATCTTCTGAAATCAGTGCGATTTTTGATGATTTGGAGTATTTCCACGTATCAAATGCTGCACCTGAACAAGACCAATACAATATGGGTATTGAAAGAGTAGGTACTTTAGCTGGTCGTTACCAAGTATATCGTGACCCTTACTTCCCACCAAACACTGTGTTGTTGGGACACAAAGGAACATCATTGTTAGACACTGGTTACATCTACGCACCGTATGTACCTCTACAATTAACTCCAACTATGTACAATCCGTTTAACTTTACTCCGATAAAGGGTATTATGACGAGATACGCTAAGAAAATGGTTAATAACCGTTTCTATGGTAAAATCACAGTTGATGGTGTTAGAACATTTGATTTAAGAGAATTGAGATAATCAATCTTTTAAAAATATACTTAAGGAGACAAGAAATTGTCTCCTTTTTTTATTCATATGATATTTATTGATATGTTAAAAAAAATATTATTAAGTGAGAATGAAAGAAATACGATTCTTTCATTATACGAACAAGAGAAAAAAGATGCGACATATACACCTAAAAAATTTCCACTTCAAAATTTAGGAGATACTTTTGATTACGGTAAATACGAATCAGAAAAAGCGAAAACGGCAATTAATAGTATGAAACCGAAAATTGACGAATTTATAAATACAAGTGAGTCTAGTAATTTTATTGTTACTATCAATGCTGGAGAGTCACAAGTAACTAACCCGAAAGGATTTGAAGAACAGGGTAGTTTAGCAAGAGCAAGAGCGGAACAAATAAAAAAATATTTTGAAGAAATATTTGCCGACCAAATTAAAAACGGAAAAATGGTGGTAAAAGTCGGGGATGTAAAAGTAGGTACCACTCCATATACTAAAGGAGACCAAACTAAACCTGACTTGATGAAAAAATATAAACAAGAACAGTTTATATATTATGATATAACAGGTACTGGTGAAACAAGAAAACCATTTGATTTCTGTAAAGGAGGAAAAAAAGACCAAAGAGGTAAGTTTATTCCATCAAAAAAAATGTTTACGGAAATGACCGATTGGAATTTAGGGTATGGTGAAGGTCAATTTTATTTATATAGTGACGCATTAACGATGCCAGATATTTTATATTTTGAATACGATGGTGTTACTTTTTTTGATAAAACCGTAGGTGATGTAGTATCTTTTAGAGGGGAAGATTCTCCTTGGACAAGATTATTAATTGGAACTGCGTTAGTTGCTAAATTTGGTGAAGGTGGCGGACTACCTCCACAATTCGGTAATACGACATTTCAAAAAATAGATATTAATAAATACTCAAACGCATTACTTGAAGTTAAAAGTAAGGGTGGTTGGTCATTAAAAGACTCTTTCACTAACGTGTATGGAACAGGTCAAGAGTTTGACAATCCAAAATATATGAAAGCATTTGAAGATTTTGATAACGGAGTAAAAATAAAAAAGGTAATAAAAGAATTAGGTGTTGATTTCCCTTGGGGATATCTAACATCACCTATTCTTCCTTCCGTTGCTAAGAACATCCCTATCTTTAAAAAAGACGGGATTGACACTATCAAAATCATAAACGTGGCTCCTAATGGTGGAACAGCTTGGAATGTGGGTACCACGTGCACGAAGTTCTAATTGAATTCTTTCTTTATTCCAAAAGATTCTTTCGGTGTAATCAGAATTATAAAAAGTTACTTGTTCAAGTTCAAAAGAATCTTTTGAATAGATTGTGTATGCACAACTGTGTAAATCAATTTTAAAAATTTCAGATAAGTAATTAACAAAAGAATTTTTTTGTTCTGTAGATTGTGAAAACCCATTAATTGATAAACAGACTAAAAGAATTATTAATATTTTTTTCATAACGTTATTTTTTACAAAATTACAATAAATTTATCTAACTAGTAAGTTTTCTAATTGATTTTGATAAAAGTTCTGACTCAACAATAGTGAAAACATTCCTCTTATATGCTGATTGACAAGCTTGTAGAAGACAATAGAGAGCCTGTTCACTTGTCAAATTTAACATAAAATTGTCTAAATCACTTGATTTATAATAAGTAATACTATCAAAAATAGTTCCTTCGGGTTCAGGTTGTTGTTTTGTCTCAACTTCCGGTTCTTTATTTTGCTCTTCGACTTCAGGTTTAATTTCTTTTTTATTATTCCTCATTTTTATGATATTTATTTATAATAATAGTAATTAATTGTCATAATGTCTATAAAAAAAATTAGTAATACTTTAAGGAAATGGTATTTGAATGAAGCGACAGACTCTTCGGGTGCTGGCGGTTATAAAGCCCCCTTATCCCCTGGAATGAAATTATGGGATAAAACAACATTGGACCCGTACAATATTCAAGTATCTAAATACGATGATGCTCAATTGGCTTATGATAGTTATGACGGTTCTTTAGATGTTTCAAAAAAAACTGCAAAAAAAATGGAATCTAATTCTCGTAAGATTGAAAAGTATCAAAAAAAACATCTTGAAAATAGTGATGACGATGGAAATAACTTAAATGGTGGTAATGGTCCTGTATCTCCTGTAGGCCCGTTTAATAATGTGGTTAAAGAAGATTTGGCAGTTTGGTTTGGAACTAAAAAGAAACCTAAAGGTAGTAAACAACCAAAAGGTCCTTGGGTTAATATCTGTCGTCATAAAGAAGGTGGTGGTCACCCCCCATGCGGTAGGCCAGAAGCATCGGATAAAGGATATCCTAAATGTAGGGCCGCAGGAGTTGCCGCAAAAATGACAGATTCTCAAAAGAAAAACGCTTGTCAACAAAAAAGAAAAGCCGAAAAATCTCACTCAAAATCAGGTACAGGTAATAAACCAAAAATGGTTAGTTATAAACCTAAAAAAGAATCAATCAGAGATAATATTAAGAATGTAATTAAAGAATATTTAAACAGAAAGGTCGTTTAAAATTTTTTTTAAAGAATTACTAATGTTTGATTTTATTTCACATTCTAACTCAATTCTTTTCTTTTCCAATTCAGAATCAATAAGTTTAATTAATTCATTGTAATTATTATCATATTCACAATAAATACTATAGCTGTATACGTGATTAATCAAATTAATAGTTCCATTTTCTAATACAACAAACATCCGTCTTTTGTCATTTTTAATATATCTTTTATCGGATAAAGGAGCTATAGTTAGTTTAGAATCATCATCAAATATCAATTTTTTACATATTTCAAAACAATAAATTTCTTCTTGTGTTACTTTTCTTGGGGAGTCAAATCTTTCTTTTAATCTTAGATAAAACTTATATAGTAAATTAGGTACATATCCAACAATATCTTTATTCTTTTCCATACTACAAATATAAATATTATTATTTGAAAAATAAGATTGATTATTAAAAAATAATGTCTTAACTTTATCAAAAATATAAAATATGAAAAAAATTAAAAACGGAGATACCGTAAGTGTTAATTACACAGGAAAATTGGAAGATGGGACTATTTTTGATACTTCTTTAGTAGAAGGAAGAGAACCAATAAAGGCAACCTTAGGACAAGGAAATTTAATTAAAGGTTTTGAAAATGGATTAATGGAAATGGGCGAAGGAGATAAAAAAACTATTGAGATTTTACCTGAGGACGCTTATGGGGATTTAAAAGAAGAAATGATTATTGAAATTCCTAAATCAAATGCCCCTATCGAAGTTGAAGTTGGTCAAATGTTACAAGGAAATTCCCCTCAAGGACCTGTTAATGTTAAAGTTATTGAAATTAAAGAAAATACCGTTATTTTAGATGGTAATCATCCTTTGGCAGGTAAAAAATTAATTTTTGATTTAGAAGTTGTTAGTATAGATTAATATATGGAATATCCACCTATTTCTTGTAAATGTTCTACTTATGGTAGGACATTTCTACTTGAGGAAAGTTTACAATCTTTTTTAAAACAAGAGTATCCAGGAAAAAAAGAACTTATAATAGTTAATGATTATCCTGAACAGAAATTGTTTTTTGACCACCCTGATGTAAAGATTTATAATTTTGATAAACCTTTTGATACTTTGGGTGAAAAGGAAAATTTTGCGGTTAGTCAATGTTCTTATGATATTATCGCTGTTTGGGATGATGATGACGT